AATGGAATTGTTAAAGTCGTTTCTCAATTTGTATGAAGCCGCTGATGTCGATATCATTACAGGTTGGAATGTTAATTCATTTGACATGCACTATCTGGTGAATCGTATCGCCAAAATTCTTGGCGATTCTGAAATGAAACGACTCTCACCTTGGAGAAAAGTCGATAAAGTTAGTACTCTAATTCGTGGGCAAAATACTACACAGATAAAGTTATGTGGTGTAAATATTATTGACTATCTGGATTTATATCGTAAATTTACTTATGTGACACAAGAAAGCTACAGATTAGATCATATCGGTTTTGTGGAACTCGGCAAGAAAAAACTAGACCATTCTGAATTTTCTGCAATGCATCTATTCTACAAAAACAACTATCAAAAATATATCGACTATAATATTATTGATGTTGAACTTGTGGACAAACTTGATGATAAACTTAAACTTTTAGATTTACTTGTCACCATTGCATACTCTGCAAAGATCAATTTTGAAGAAGTTATGTCGCCAATTCGCACATGGGATTCTATCGCTTTTCATATTCTCAAAAAAGACAACATCGTAGTACCTCCAAAAACTCGGCATCATAAAACAGATGCTTATGTTGGAGGTTATGTGAAAGAGCCTCAACTTGGTGTTCATGATTGGGTATTATCTTTTGATTTGAATAGTCTTTATCCACACCTAATTATGCAATATAATATCAGTCCCGAAACATTAGTTGAAACTGATAGACTCGATACAAGCGTGGATCAGTTATTAGAGAACAAAACCGATACATCACAATGCAAAGCTGCAAATGTATCTCTAACTCCATCTGGCGTATTATATAACAACGACCGAAAAGGGTTTCTGCCCAAGTTGATGAAAAATATGTATGACGAACGTGTTATTTCAAAACAACAAATGTTGAAATGTAAACAGGAATTGATCGACGGCGGCGATAAGATAGAACTAACAAAACGAATAGCACAATTGAATAATAAACAGATGGCTGCAAAGATTTTGTTGAACTCCGCTTATGGTGCGTTGGGTAATCAGTATTTTAGATATTACGATATTCGACAGGCAGAATCTATCACTCTTTCTGGACAACTAAGTATTAGATGGATCGAAAACAAAGTAAACGACTATTTGCACAAGGTTCTCAAAAATGATGAAAAAATTAACTACGTTATTGCTTCCGACACGGATGCGATTTACATCCGCCTTGGCGACTTGGTTGACAAGGTGTTTGATACGGAAAAGGTACTTGCGACAGAAGGTGGTGAGGCCAAGATCATTAACTTCCTTGACACTATTGCTTCGGAAAAGTTGGAACCGTTTATTGATAAGAGTTATCAAGATCTTGCTGACTATATGAATGCATACGAGCAGAAGATGCAAATGAAACGCGAAGTCATTGCATCTAAAGGTTTGTGGACTGCAAAGAAACGATATATCCTTAATGTACACGATAATGAAGGTGTACGGTATAAAACGCCTTCATTAAAAATCATGGGTATTGAGGCAGTACGATCTTCCACTCCAGCTGCATGTCGTGAAAAATTGCGAGAAATATTCAAAGTTATTATGAATGGTGATAATGATGAATTGATTTCATTTATCAATAATTTTAGAGAAGAGTTTAATACGCTTCCGATTGAGGACATATGTTTTCCGCGAGGCGTAAACGGTCTGAAAAAGTATGAATGTCCAGTTGAATTATTCAAAAAGGGTACACCAATTCATGTGAAGGGTGTCATTCACTTCAACAGACTAATTAAGAAACATAATTTAGAAATGACGCACCCGCTTGTCAAAGAAGGCGAAAAGATTAAATTTGTGTATCTCAAAGAGCCCAATCCTATCGGAAACAATACTATTGCAATTCAAAATGTGTTGCCAAAAGAATTCGATTTGGACAGATTTATAGACAAAACAAAACAATTCGACAAATCATTTTTAGAACCTGTCAAATCGGTGACAGATGCGATTGGTTGGGATGTCGAAAAACGATTTACAATAGATGACTTTTTCTAGGAGAGTGTGATGGGAAAACGTAGCGATTTCGAAAGAGTAGAAAGAGATTTCTATCCAACACCAATTGAGGCCGTATTACCTCTTGTATTTCATTTGCCTTACTTCGGCCTGTTTGCAGAACCATGCGCGGGAGATGGTAGATTGGTTAGACACATAGAGCAGTTGACCGATTTAAAAGGGTATTGGATGACTGATATAGAACCATTATGTCCTTCTGTTGGTGTCGGAAATGCATTAACAGATCAAATTGTGGGTTGTGATATATGCATCACGAATCCGCCTTGGAATAGAAAAATATTACATCCGATGATTGAGAATTTGGCAACCCAAATGCCGACATGGTTATTGTTTGATGCTGATTGGATGCACACAAAACAATCTGCCCCATATCAAAAATGGTTGGAAAAAGTGGTGAGTGTCGGCAGAGTAAAGTGGATTGAAGGTAGCAAAAGTGTCGGCAAAGATAATTGTTGTTGGTATCTTTTCAATGCAAAAAAATCAGTAGGAACACCAGTAAGATTTTATGGCAGACTTCCTTGACATATGCAATAAATTTATGTTATAATGAAAGAATCGAATAGGAGAAATAAATGGCTACAGGACTAATGAGTAAACTACGAAAGAACTCTTCTTTCAAAGACGGTAGGGTAAATGTTTTATCAGAATCAAAATACTTAAATGATAAAACCAGTACTCCGACACACATTCCAGCAATGAATATTGCATTTTCTGGTACACTAAATGGCGGATTTACGTCTGGACTTACAATGCTCGCCGGACCTTCAAAACATTTTAAGACTGCATTTGGCCTGATTATGATGAAAGCATATATGGATGCCAATCCAGAGTCGATTGTTTTGTTTTATGATTCAGAGTTTGGCACACCACAAGCATACTTTGATATTTTTGAAATTGATACAAGTCGAATTGTGCATGTGCCTGTTACAGATTTAGAAGAACTCAAATTTGATATGGTATCACAATTAAAAGAATTAGATACGGACGACAAAGTATTCATTATGGTGGATTCGGTTGGTAACTTGGCATCTAAGAAAGAAGTCGATGATGCAGAGAAAGGTAGTAGCGCAGCGGACATGACACGCGCTAAACAGTTTAAGTCGTTGTTTCGTATGATTACACCCCATCTAACGATGAAGGACATTCCTATGGTTGCTATCAACCACACATACGACTCTCAGGGTATGTTCCCTACTAAGGTTGTATCTGGTGGTACTGGTATGTATTATAGTGCAGATACCATTTGGATTATCGGCCGTCAACAGGATAAAGTGGGTACAGAGATTGCTGGATATCACTTTGTAATTAATGTTGAAAAGTCGCGGTTTGTAAAAGAAAAATCTAAAATTCCTATCTCAGTTTCATGGGAAAAGGGCGTAGATAAATTCTCTGGATTACTTGACATGGCACTAGGTTATGGTGTATTATTAAGATCTGGGGCATGGTTACAACATGTCGATATGGAGACCGGAGAAGTCATTGAAAAGAAATTCCGCGAAAAGGAAACCCATAGTGCAGAATTTTGGGAACCTATTCTTGCCGACACAAAATTCAATGATTGGATCGTTGCCAAGTACAGGGTAGGTGGATAAATGAAAAAACCGTGGGCATCTAATTACATATACAAAGAAAGATTGGCTGTGTGCAATTCTTGCGAACAGTATCAATCAGCTGTAAAATTATGTAAATCGTGTGGTTGTTTTATGCCGGCTAAGGCGAAAATTGCACAAATTAGATGTCCAGAAGATAAATGGTTTGAAGTATATGGTACAGATGACAGGGAACCATCTACTTTGTCACTTTTCGGTGGCAATATGAGCAACGAAGAAAAGTCTGAAAGTCTGAAACGACAGGCAGAACATTTGAAACAAGAATCTGAAAGACTGATAAAGGAAGCGAATAAACTTAATGGAATTGACTGAACAAACAGTATTGAATTGTCTTTTTTCGGACGAAGAATATGTGAGAAAAACCCTGCCTTTTATTGAAAGGGAATATTTTGTAACCGAATCAAATAAAGTGATATTTGATATGGTGCAACATCACATTGAAAAGTATAATACAAATCCAACTAGGGATTCATTACTGATCTCTTTGGATGAATTGAATGTTGGCGAAAACGTATATACGGAATCGGTATCAACTATCAAGAGTATGGAAGAGAATAAAGACGACCATAGGAATAGTGCATGGCAAATTGATGTGACTGAAAAGTGGTGTCAAGATCGTGCATTATATAATGCTGTTATGAAGTCGATTGGTATTTTAAATGACGAACCTGCAAATAAGGGACAGTTGCCGAAAATGCTACAGGACGCATTGGGCGTGTCATTTGATAGTAATATCGGACATGATTTTATAGATGATTTTGAGGCCCGATATGAATTTTATCAACGTGTAGAAGAAAAAATCGAGTTTCATCTTGATTTATTCAACAAAATTACTAAGGGTGGATTGTCAAAGAAAACTCTTAACATTTGTCTCGCCGGTACTGGTGTTGGTAAATCTTTGTTTATGTGTGACCTTGCGGCAAATCATTTGTTGATGGGTAAGAATGTTCTATACATTACATGTGAAATGTCGGAAGAAAAGATTGCAGAACGTATTGACGCAAATTTGTTGAATACTAATATTCAAGATGTCGCT